CGTCATATAGAAGAGAATAGCCGCCATATACGCCAATGTTTTGGCGACCATGATTCCACATTGCATTAACAAATGCACTAATACAATTAGTCATATCCTGTGCCGTTAAAGTGCCGTCATTGATGCGGTTACGAAGTGCTTCGTGTTCCTCGTAGTCATACCATATCCCTGCTGACAAATGCCAATCTGTATAGCCATAAGAGCTAAGTGTGTCATGCACCCACTGCGCTTCTTGCTCTGCCGTGTCGGTATCATAGGCGTGACTAAAGTAATATACCCCTGCTTCTAGCCCTGCCGTGAGTGCAGCGACAATATGTTCACGGAAGAACTCATCCTCTCGGAAGTTCTCCCCTAACTTAATAATTACAAAATCATTGCCTTCTTCTTTCGCCTGTCGCATTCTGTCGACATTGAAATACGGCGCACCATGTCCATTATCTTGCCAGGCTGAAATATCAAATCCTTTTATCATCGTCCTTCACCCTTTCTGACATCATTGGTGGTTTATACACATCAGTCGGTTGTTCCAATTTATCAGGGATTCCATTGGAATCCTTATCTAGCCATAACATTAAGAACCCTGTTACTGCCGCCAATACGGATGGAACATAGATATGGTCAATGATCTTGATGCCTGTATCAATCATCTTAGATTGGTTATCATCAACCACACCACTGATAAATGCCATCAAGTATTGTGCAATCACCAATATAATCGGAGTGATAATTCCGATGACTAACAGGCGGACGGCAATCACTCCATTGGGGTGGATTCTAGCGATTCTTACAGAATTGTATGACTGCTTTATCACATTGATAATTTTTTGGTTCATACTTTCTCCAATAAAATAGGGCCGCATAACACGGCCCTCTATAATTACTTTCTATATGTTTCCCACTTCGCTTCCAAAACATCTAGTCTTGTCTTAGCAGTATGCAGTCCTTCATCGAGACGAGCCATATCTATCTTAGTGCGTTCTCGGTCATTCTTGGATTGCTTTATTTCATCGGACATCTCCTTGATTTCCTTTTGGATTAATTCAAGGGTTACACCGATTTTGGAAAAGTAGTATATCCAACTGCCTACTAAGGTAACTACAGTCAATGCAAAAGTGAGAAACTCTATTGTAGGTGGTTGCATTAATCTACTGTATCCTTATCATCCTTCAACAATTCTTCCATTTCATCGTGAATACAGCCTTCTGTTGGACAAGTGCCATCTTCATTGAGAACCGCAAAGCAGTATTCACAGATTTTCATCACTGGCACATCAGATTGAATATCATACATATTATTTAGCCCCTTTCAATTCTTTTAACTTAGCAATGCGTTCGGCAGCCAATTTCGTGTATTGTTCCTGTAAGTCGGAATAAGGCTTACCAGCCATTTGTCTATCGAGTATGGCTGATTTAATGACTTCAAATCGTGAATTATAGTACAAATTAATTTCTGCTGCCTTTTGTTGCAATGTTCGTTCGATAACTGGTGTCTCTTCGACCTCGTAATACGAATCGTGTTCTACAATTTGAAAGCCGTTTGCATTGCAGAAGTCAGCACATTTTGCATACAGTTCCGCATCGAATTTATCTTTTTGAATTTGTGTTCCTAGCATTTCATGCGCTCCTTTTATTTCCAATATCCAACCACAAGGGCCATGATACTCCTGCAGTAATACACAGCATTAACCGATCTCACAGTAATTGTTGTAGTTGTCAGCTCTTCAAGTCCAGGGCTTATGTCTAAATCAAATCTACCAGACTCCATAAACCCACTATAAGCATATAAATTTTTCGCATCAACAAATGGAATTCTAAACGAATGAGTAATCTTGTACAAACTTTTTACTACTGTCGGTCTGATGCGGACTCTATACTCCATCATCCCATTCGTGTATTTAATAATTTGTACATCGTCATCTCTGTAGATGCTATCGATAATGAGCATATTGTCTTTCTTTTTCAGCAATTCGTTAACTTTATTATAGCTAGCGGCCATTTGTTGAAGTGTAGTTGCTATTTCTGCATCCAGGCCTAAATTATTTCTTGCCCACCTCTCTGTGGCGAGTTTTTCGTATTGTTCTTTAGCCCCACCAATCCAACCACCTACATAAATACCTTGACTTGGGGTATTGCCAATATATAGTTGGGATTTATTGGAGCTATCATTGCCATATTCCAATACATATCCATCGCCAGGCGCATCTGTGCTTGTCACAGTCTTGAACACTACCTTGCCATTTGCACTGGTTGGCGTTCCACCTTGACCTGCTGCCACTGGTATCACCGTGGATAGATTAATGGATTGCAACTTAGCATCAACGGCAGATTTATTGTATACATCCGCCGTATTCGCTTTTGCATTGATTGAGGATTGCAATGTGCTGACATTGGATGATAACGAGGTGGATACTTGGCTGATTTTTTGGTCAACTGTAGCCTTGTTATATACATCAGTAGAATTAGCCTTGCCATTGATACTTCCTTGAATGGTGGCCAACCGATTTGTTAAATCATTGCCAACTTGTGTTTTTATGTTAGCAACATCGCCCTTTATCGCATTTACTTCTGCATGAGTAGCGAAGTCTCCACCTGCTACGCCTTGTGCTTGGTCAGCATACCGCTTAGCAATCGCTGCCTGATTAGTAGCAGTCTGTGCAGAAGTGGCCGCTTCTGTCGCTTTGGATTTCACTACCTCATTAACGGACGATACATTATCAAGGATTTCCTTAGCCTTGTTAACAGACGCAGATACTGTGGAAATGGCATCGCTAGCCTTTGTAGCCATCTGCGTTGCTTGTGTAGCGCTTGTGCTAGCTTGGTTAGTCAATGTAGTTACATGGGCTTCTATGCCTTTTACAGTATCCAACTTGGACTGCATTTGAACCCCTGCGGTTGCCAACACTTGGTTAACACCAGTTACCTTACTATCAGCATCAGCCAATTTGGTGTTGATGGTATTAAATAGAGCTTCGGCATCAGCTACCTTGCCAGTTACCAATTGAGCTTTTTCAGAAGCCACTTGCATTGCATTGACGGCTAGTTCCCTGTTACTTTCGGCAATACCTTTAGCAGATTCTGCTGCTGCGTGTTCGTTGCGAGTATCATTTAACAATGATTCCAATTCATCACGATACTTCTTGTAGTCTTTGATAAAGTCCACTTGGCCATCATTCAAGATGAACTCCTTATCGCTAGAACCAAAGCCTAGACGAAGTGATTTTCCAATTTCCCTAGAATGTTCCTGCAAGATGTATACGATATGATCCAACGCCTTTTCGATGTTGTCATATGGATACTTGTCAGGAAGGTCAAGTGTTTGCGTTGTCGCCGTGTCACGATACACAATGATTAATCCACCTACAGGGATAGGGTCGCCACTACGAGGGTATTTCACCTTATTCCCCTCAATGGTTGTACTGGTTGTTACATTCCGCAGTACTCCATCAGCATCGGCGTACAGGACTTTTAGGTCATCTGCATTTGTGAAATCATAGGGATACTCAAATACAGTGGTATGACCATCGCCCTTGAACTGAATAAATGTGTTTTCGCTACCTACCATAGCAATCTCCTTTCTATAAATAAAAATGGGGATTCGCTTCACTACGAACCCCCTATTCAATTATTTCTTGTGTTCTTGTCTCTTAACGAAGGCGTCATGTTTCTTCTGCTCTTCACGAGTACGGATTTTCTTATCCATTGCAATAGCGGTTGCTAAGTCCAATACAGTTGCATCTGTATCAGTGAGTAACCACTTGGCCATCGTCCAAGCTCCATCTGTTAGAGTGTCGCTGAACCCACCTGGCACTAAGCGGTTAACCACCTCTGTAGCACCTCTACCAACATCAGTAGGGTGTACTTTGCCTTGGCGGAAGAGTGCATCACCGAGTGTCTTAGAAAGCTTAGAGGTCATAGACAAAGCTACCACTTCACTACCACGACTAGTGGTTGAATCACCAGTGATAGCTGACCCTGCTGCGCCTAATATGTCACGAATGATTGGGAATCCTTGAACAGTTGAAGAGCCAATTGATTTAATGGCTTTCTTAGTAATCGTATCCGCATCATCCTTATCGTCATCCCACAAGGAACGAAGCAATGTTTCAGCCACGGACTGTAAGAGAATCCAAAAGAGGAAGGAATGAGCTAGCTTCCACCAATTGCCACTATCTTTAGATAGCCACCCTGATTCTAGCAACGCATTGAATACAGTGTTTGAATAGCTATAAAAAGGAGTGAACAAGTTGATGAGAGAGTTGTTCTTTCGTTGAATAGCAGCTTGGTCTTTCACATCGCCACTACCAAATATAGAGCGAACCATGCGGTCGCCAGCTTCAATAGCTCGGCTTTCAATTTCATCAGGACTATAGCCTTCTTTGCCGATTAACTCAGCTTTCTTGGATTCGTATTCATGCATCCATATTGGCATGGACAACATGAGGTCAGTCTCTGTGATAAAGAAGTATCCATAGCGGTTAACGGCCTCTTGCACCTCACTGGTTTTCCACGCAGCAGAATCCACTACAGTGCCTGTGTTGAATGGTGACTTGCCGTCAATCTTCATGCCATTCTTCATATCCTTATCAAGGTTTTGAATCCGTTCACGAAGGAATACAGATTTGCTCATAACGAATCGTCTGTTCTCTAGTGGGCCGCCGAAATAGAACGATTTAACCGCAGACAAAGCATTGATAGCTCCCATCTTATGCATAGCAGGAATGGCATTAAGCACATTCAACGCAGCCGTAGAAAAGCGATACATCATTACCGCACCAGTCGAATTCCTACGCAATGTAGACAGGATTCTATCCCAACGGCTAGTCTTACTGATTTCCGTTTGCCAGTTGTCACGCACCCATTGTTTGAGATATTGATGGACATCTCGTCCCAATGTTTGAACGATTGCATTTTCAACCTCATGGTGTTGGATGAGCTTGTTAACATCTGTTACCGCCTCACGCATAGCGATGTGGTTAATGGATTCCGTAATAGCACTAGGGATAACATCAAGAGATAACAAGAGTTTCTTGCCTTTCACTGTAGCCATCCGTTGCTTAGTCGCACTCAAGCCCATACCCATAACGGCGTTGGAACTCATTTGAGATTTAATAATATCCTCGATTTCATAGTCAGAAGATTTATTATCCAGTCTAGGATCATACACGATTGGATAATATTGCCCTTCGATGTCACGGCCGTTGATGGTGAATTTAACGCCTTGCTCTTTTTTCATAGGCGTACCATACAATCGCTCTTGCACTTGATTTCGTTCATCAAAGTAAGAATTGATGTGATTCCAAGTGGACTCAATGAAGTTCCAATCCTTGTCATTCAAGATGTCAGCAAAAGCTTTTTCAACCTCTACTTCTGTAGTATTGAATGTTTCAAGAACTCGTTGACGATTGGCTTCAGTACCCCAGTTAAGAGCAGCTGAGATAACTTGTTCTTTCGTCATGTTAGACACATCACCAAGCTTATACCCTTTTACATTACGAATGTTGAAGAGTTCCTTCTTGCTATAGCTATTACTAATAGCAGAAGAGAGCCATTTCATCGCTATTTCTGTGCGTTCCTTGGCATCATTCGTTGCACGATTGATAGGTTCGTAGATATAGCGATACCATACGCCACCGCCCTTTTGACCGCCGTCAAAGCGGTTCAAGATAGTTTCTGCTTTAGCAAGTTCTAACAACTTACCTGACACAGAGTTAGATGTCTTGGCTTTCCAGGTTTCACTATTAAGCTTATCTAACAGGTTTTGGTCAGGAATGCCGCCCATCGTCTTAGAAGCTTGTTCGACCAATTCTTGTGCTGCTTGGTTAACGGAAATAGCATTGCCTTTATCATCCTTAATCGTAGAAGCTTGATATTCTGTACGGCTATTGTGGTAAATGGCATTCATTACCTCTGCCACTTCTCTGAAATCGGATACAGACATTTGAGTGTAATCCATAGGCGTCTTAGAGAACCACACAATGCCAACGGAAGGCGGTACAACCTCTTTTGTACTACCATCTGCCAACAATGCATCCGCATCAAGAACTGCATACACGGAAGGTAAATCAAAGTTGCCATCAGCTGGCATCATGCCGTCACGAGTAGAAATACCGAGTTGGTACATCATATGTTGATACCAATACCTCGATTGAGGGTCAAGCTTAACTGTGCTATTGGCACTACCGATTCGTTGTAATTGCTTCAACAACTTGGTGCGTTCTTTCGTAATTTCTTGATTGATTTCAAAGGATACACGAGCCATAGATGTTTTCATCAACTGTTCTTGCTTGAGCGAATATGCCAAGTAAGGTTTAGCTTTACTGAAGGCTATGTCAGCCTTTTTGCCTGCCGTAACAGATTCACGAACGAACCGCTTGTATTTAGTCGCTTGGCTTACTGTCAGTTTGGATAACTTAGCCTCAGCTTTTTTCATCGATGCAGATAATGTCTCATTGTGCATATTCTTCAAATCTCTGAGTTGTAGCATATGCTTAGATATAACATTCTTAAGTGCAGTGACTTGAGCTTCATGCTTAGCATTTGCTTTTTCAAGTGTATCTTGATGCTTGGATTCCAACTTATCGATTTTGTTAGAGCTTGCTTGTTCCGCTTTATCAAGCTTAGCTTGCATCTTGTCATGCTCTTTATCTGTGGCACTGCGCTTAGTATCAGCAACAGATTCTTTGCCAAGTTCTCGTTCAATACGATTGCGTTCTCTATCGGTAAGGTCACCTAATGCTTGTTTGAGTTGCAATTCAATGTCACCTTTAGAGGTGTCAATCTTTTGCAATTTAGCCAATGTCCTATAGTGTCTAGCGCTAGCTTTCCGAATGTCATCCTTAATCATCTCAGCTTCTGCCAGGCGAAGGCGTTGTTCCGCTTGATGAGTGAGTAGCCACTCTTCTGCCAAGGCTACATTATCTACTGTAGTCCGATTGGACTCCTCGTAGGCTTCTTTGGCGGATTCTAGTTGAGCATTAACCACATCGTGCCACTTGCCAATGCCTTTAGTTTCCTCTGCCTCTTCAAGAGATTGTAAAGTTGGGTGTTCTGTATTGGCCAAGGCATCTACGCCAAATGCCTTGTAACACATCCGTTCTTTATAGATAGGATACTGCTCTACGAGTTGCCGTTCTATTTTGTCTTGAGCCTTGTCTTTCACCTTATCCCAAGGAACAACTTCTCGCTCTTCCAACTCTTTAACATACTCAGCACGAACCTTTTCCTTAGCTCGTTCTTTGATGTTAGCAACTTTCTTGTTGAGAGCAGCTTGTTCAGTCTCAGACAATTCTCGCATATTCACCTTGGTCTCTAGTCTATCAATCTCTCTATCCGTTGCCCATGCTTCGATATCTTGCTCTGTAGCTAGCATACGATCCATGACATCACGGATTGCTTTAGGTGGTTTACCGCCCAACATAGAGACCTTTTGATAGATTCGAGTAAGCCATTGAGCGAATTGTCTAAATGCTCGTTGTAAGGCTTGGGTTGGAGCAGAGCCATCACGAACATAAGCTTCAAAGCCTTGAGCGAATTTTTCATGTGCATTGCGATTAGTGTCCGCATCAGCACCTTCTTGATACCCTGTCCACTTCTTAACTTCTTCCCAGTCATTGATGACCTGTTCAGGTGCGCCTTCCATTGTTGCCAACATACGAAGGTCTTCGAGGAATACATGGCCTGATTCATGTACGAATGTAGAGAAGTCGGCTTGGTCAAAGAGTTCGATGATTTTCTTATCATCACTCATCATGGATGTCATGCCACGGATAACTTCATTGTTTTTATCTTGGTAATACTGGTTCACCAATTTAATGGTTTGAGGGTCGAACACCACCAATGCTTCACCATCAATAGGGTTTTTATAATAAATCCCATCAACACCCTCTTTGTTTAATGCGTTTGATGCGGATTCATCGCTACCAAGTTTGTTAGAAAGCTCCTTATACATTTCACGGCCAGTTTTCTCATCGCTATAGATACCTAGCTTTTGCAAAGCATTTTTAACGGATTCAGGTTGCTCTGCTCCAAGAGCTTTTTCGTGTAGCATGGTGTCATCTTCAGGAACATCTACTTCATAAGTTGTAGGGTTGTCTCCTGTGACAGAGAGCTTATCTATATCGATACTACCAAGAAGCTTAGCATCACTTTCGGCTTTGTTGATTTTAGACTGTGCTTTATCAACAAATTCTTGGTAAGCCTCAGAAATATATTTTGCACTGATTCTTTTACCATCATTCTTAGCATTAAGCTTGGCGATTGCCAAGGCGGATTCAGCAATAGCATCAACATGGTTTTCGTTGATGAATGCTTGTACTTTCTTAGTGGTTACACCGCTAGTGGAATCAATAAATTCAACCACACGATTCAATGCCTTTAGTTGTTCTTTAGCATTCGCAACATCCGCATTATTGACTATGCTAGCAGCAACATCTTTTAGCTTCTTCGATGCTTCGGTTTTATTACTAGCCATTAATTTATAAAAAGAGTGGCCTAGGTAGTGGTTAAGAACATGAGATTCTTCGGCGGTCAATTCTTTGCCATCATAAGAGAAAGTCTGTTCTCTAACTTGAGAGACACCCTTATTCTTATACTTATCTGTTTTAGATTTATCTTTTGCAAAATACACGCCAAATCCGTGTGCGTTATTATTGCCAGGCTTAAACTCGGAGAAGGTATAAGGAGATCCGTGATATGCCGTTTGGAAATACGGATTTCCTTGTGAGTCATTGACACCTTTTAGCATATCTTGTATAGTGATTGTAGAAGGAGTATGGGTTACACCTTTATCGCTAGTTCGATCGTAACCTATACTCCTATTTTTATTTTCAATAACTACACTATATAAATCTATTTTAGTAGGGTTAATTGTGATTTTGCTTTGCCGCTCTTCGCCGACCAATCTAACTACATATATAGAATTACCAAACATTACAGGCGTGTAAAATCTATGGTAAACTTCGACTTCATTTTTCCGACTCTGTTTCTTAGAGATTGGTGTATTGAAGTCTTTTTTATTATTTTTTACACTCTCAATTAATACGGCATTCTCAATGAGGGATTTTAAGTTATTTAGGGATGCTCTGTGAACCCCTTTATTCCCTTTAGAGAAATTCCATGCCAAATGTTTAGCACCTTGATAGTCCTTTACCCCTATACTTGCAAGTTTATCCTTGGAGATAACTGTTCCTTTTGCATTAGATTGGATATACTTAGATAACTCTTGTTGTGACATAAAATTAATTTTATGATTACCTGGAATTGTAATGTCAACAATATTTACCTTTGTATTAGGGTCAACGCCAGGATTAAGCGGTTGAGCAAATCCACTACCGAAGCCTTTTTCGCCTGTCTGAATGGTGATGTACTGGTTCATGTAGTCTTTAGCAGTGAAATCACCTTTCCCTGCCTTTTGCATAATGTTCGCCATTACATCGGCATGAGAAGCGAATAGCAATGCACCATGTTTAGCTTGAGCCGCTACCTCTGCATTCGGAGATTGCTTCAAGGCCTTATACACATCTTGGAATACTTGGTAACCATCTTTGCTGAAATTCATCCGCATAGCCACTTCGCCATCAGCAATTTTATCAATATGCTCGCTCATGGATTCCAATTCACTGATTGATTTGGCTTCTTTTGCCATATTATCGTACTTTTGATTGATGATTTCGGTGGCATCAGGGTCATTTTTAGCCATTTCCAATTCTAGGTGTCTATTGTAGTCTATAACGCCCATTCGCTCTTTCTCGGCTATAGTTACATCAGAACCATTGCTATCTTCGCTCTCAGGCGAAATATCAAAGCCGTTTTTCTTGGCCATTTGGAAATTTTGATACTCGCTATTATATTTCTCACGGAAATCAGTTTGAGCTTGCAAAACTGCCGCATTGTATGTTCGTTTCACATCATCAGGAGCATCTAAGACTTCATTCAAGACTTCTTTTTGAGATTCGGTTGCATCAGGGAAATGCTCTGCAATAATTTCTTGCTTTACACTTGCTTTGTGATTTTTCAACTCATCGGAGACATCTTGTTGGGCTTGAGCATATGCTTCCTTATCTTTTTCGATTGTTTGCATGGAACGACCACCTTCTGTGTAGTAGGTAGTGTCTTTCATAGCTTCCATCGCATTGTCAGATAAATTAGTTGCCTTTTGTGCGAATTGACCTAATGGCACTTCAATTGGAGTTTCTGCTTCAATCGACTTAGCCACATCTTCGTCACTTACAATCCCAGCATCCACCATTTCACGAATTGCATTTTGTCCTTCAGGTGTTTCCACCAACTCGTGAACATTAACATAGGCAGTCGGTACTTGTGCGTTCTGCGCATACTTTTGCACCAACTGCCCATAAACTTCAGGGTTGTCCTTCGCCAATTTATTTGTCTTAGCATCGTTACGGATATTTGCCATCAATGCTTGTGCGTTACGATTTTGTTCCGCTTGGAGGGCTGCGTTCTGTTGCTCAACAGTTAGATTATTCCACTTGCGAAGATCATGTGCCACACGAATGCCACCAGCTAAACCGCCTAAACCAGTCAAACCGATAACGGAAGGTGCTGCTTGTGCCATAGCACCCAACGCACCACTAGCGATGTCGCCTACAGAGTAAGTACCTTCAGGGTCATTGTCTTTGCGGAAAAGATTATGTTGTATCTTTTCATTGGCATCTTGCAATCCTTCTTCGACTAGTTCAGGAATGCCAGCTTGTACGCCTCGCTTCATTGCTTGGCCAACTACTGCCCCCATGCCTTTATTCATGGTAGCTACTGTAGTATCTACACCTGTAGTAAGGGCTTGCGCTGCCATACGGCTAGCAGGAATAGCTTTAGTAACTGCCTTAGCGCCAAGCTTCATGGCAAAGAATTCAATAACTGTATCAATCGCAGCAAACTTTTGAGCCATGCTATATGCTTCATCATGTGAATACACATTGTTACCATTAGCATCTTTCTTTTGAATAAGCTCAATGTACTTAGACCCAAAAGAGGTTTGATACATTTGTTCTGCCATGCCAACTTGTGCGCCGTAGGTAAGACCTGACAAACCACCTGCAACTGCACCTGGAGCAGCACCAATGCCGCCAACCGTTGCACCGCCTGCAGCACCAAGACCAATACCTACAGCCATGCCTTGTGCCGCACGATTAGCCCCTTTGATAGCTTGGACACCCATCATATAGCCTTGAGCTAAACTGTCGCCTATGATTTTAGACCCCATATCAGAAGTGTCTGTTTGTCGGTAATTTTGCAAGTTGTTTTGAAGTCTGTCAATTTCTTTTAGAATGTCTTGCCGTTCGCCTTCGTCTTTTGTGCCAGCCAATTTGTACCCTGCATAACCCAACAACATTTGGTCATTCATGGCCCATAATGATTGTTGAATACTGTCGAATACACCTCTTGTTTTATTAATGTTTTGCACATTATCAAAAGTCTGTTCAGCACTGGCAAGAGAGCCATAACGCATATTTAATAACTCAGGGTATTGCTTTGTGACATCCTCATAAGTTCTGCCTCTATCCATTTGATTAGAGATGTCGATAGCACGAGCAAAGCCGTCATCACTGGCAGATAAAATAATATCAGGATTTATATCCAACTTATTGCCGATTTCAATTGCTTTATCTCGTTTAACAGAATCATAATTAGGCTTTGCATACACACGAGCATATAAATACCCAGCCAAATTATTATCATTAGCACGGCTCATTGTATATGGTTCTAGGTATTGCGTGGTTGCATTCATAGAATCATGAAGACCTAAGAATCCATCAGTAAGGCCAGCAATTGATTTTACTTTATCAACAGTATTAGCATTAGGGTCTGTCAATGTTGTATTGACAGAATCCATCCGCTGCCCTAATTCACTTGCCGTATCTTTGATTCTGTCCCATACCCCTTTAGGGGCAGGGCCGCCTTCAATCGTCCCTGCAACTGTATAATCTTTTTGATAGATGCCATTATTGGCGACTGTCTTCATTTCATCAGGCATAATTATTCTCCATTCATGCGTTTACTCCATTCCCAATATGGCATTGTTTCTGTGTCGCCATTATTGAATGTAGCTTGCATATATCCTTCGTTTCCAACCCAAGATAAATTTGTAATTCCAAGACCAGTGAGTTGTGCTGCGGTGTATGTAAGTGCGCCATCTCCACCAGGTTGGTATGTGGTTTGGCTCACAACGGCATCAGCTGCCATTTGTCGAACGGTTTCAGGCCCAGGGTCATATCCATGTTCGTCTTGCCATGCAGCTCTTTGTTTGCCAATATTCGCATAGACACCTGCCTCGTACACATTTCCTGCTTCACCATCAGGTTTATTCGCATCGATAACAGATTCGATATAACCACCATATTCAGACTTCAATGCTTTCACATTATCCCTGTTACCAGTGATGTTGATGATTCCATCCATCTGTGCCTGTGTCATGCTTCCACCTGGATGGACACGATCAAATTCAGCCATAGTATCCTGTAGCGAATGTGTAGCTGCATATTGCTGAACATAGACATAATCTTGTGTACTAATTAACGATGCAGCCTGAGCTTCTCGTCTCACGGCATTTCGTTCAGACCCAATTTTCCCAAGTAGTTCAGCTCGTAAATCAGGGTTATCACCTGCTTCATTATTTAGGAAATTCAACTTTTCTTGCGATGTAGCTCCATTAGCATCCATTTGGTCTAATTGAAGTAAGATAGCTTTCTTTCGGTCACTTATATTTCTTTGGTATACTTGTAAATCTGCCGCTGCTTTAGCTCCAACTGCATCGGAAAAGGCTTTTGCTTGTGCTTGGATTTCTCCATCAGTTAGCACCTTCCCTGAGCTACCCACTTTGCCCATACCAACTATCGGATATGTATCGAGCGGAATTTCAGAAACGCCACTAGTGCCAGCTTGAGCGACCATACCATCACCCATATAAATGCCTACATGAGATATACCTTTGTATGCTCCGTTACCATTGTCGCCAGCTTGGTTAATATCATCTGTATCAGGATATGAATGTCCTGGTACATTCCAATAAACTGTATCGCCAGGTTGTAGCTGACTTTTATCAGTAAAAATCATACCTGCTTGTTCAAGCTGATAATATTGACCATCTGCAGTTCTGCCCAAGAATCGATAACCACCAATGTTGTTCATCGTATCCTGAACCCACTTACCACAATCAGTAGCATTAACGCCGTCACTACCTTCTAAATAAGGCTTACCTTTCGTGCGTTCAAATTCTGCTTTTAATTTACTTGCATCGAGTTGTCCGCCTTTAGCTTGTTTAGCCTTGTATTCTGCAAATTTTTCATTATATGCAACTTCCGCTGCATTAGCAGGCGGTTTGCCACCACCCCAGTGTGAAGCAGCATATTGTGCCGCACCATTAGTAGCATCGAACGCAGCTTCCTGTTTCCGAGATTTAGCCTCTAGCTTTTGTACAAGCTCTTCACTCACACCCATATCACGGAGAACGCCTGTGATTTTGCTGACATTTGAAAAGTCTTGTTGCCTATCAAGTTGGTCTAATACGAGCGCCCCTACTTCATCAATCTTTTGGTTGTACAAATCTTTTGTGTATTGCTCACCACGGAATCCATATGTATTGTTGATGTTGGTTCTCAAGTTTTTTGACAAAGCAAGTAACCCTGTTCCGTTGTTGTACTGCAGGGAAGCCAAATCTTTCATGGTGTCAAAGTTGTTATCAAAGGTAACATTGGTATACTTTTCTTTCTCGTCAAACTCATGATTATTCATCATTTGACCGTTGCGAACAGTAGAATCATCTGCCATCCTGTTAAACTTTTCGTACACCAGTCGATTGTTAGGTAACTTGCTCAATACACTTTGTCGAATCTCAGATTCCGCGTCATAAAACTTCTGCGTAGATCCTGCTGCACCACCAAGTTCCGTATGAGCTAAACCATCTTTTTCGTTATATAGCTTGTCTATAATTTGCTTATTATAATCGGTTTCTGCATTCATGAACGCAACATTCATTCGTTCTGTATGTTCATCATCAGCAACCTTTGCCGCCTTTAACAAAGAGTTTTGCAACGCATCCACACCACTTTTATCAGCCCCATAAGCTAGGGCGTTGCCAGTGTTAGCCACCTGAGCATTGATGGTGTTTAGCTTTTCGTTTGGGTTATAACTTTGTAATTTCACTTGTCATCCCCCTATTATTTAGTCTTGTTATACTTAACAACTCTGATGTTATCCACCTTTGTAGGGTCGACCGCATCAGTGCGAATTTGGCCATCAGTTGTAGAGCGAGTAAAGCCTTGCGTTCCTGTCTTCTTCGCACCGCCATATTGTTGCTTCAATGAATACATGGAAGAAGCTCCACCAATCAATGTGGCCAAGGCAGACAAATTGCCTTGTTGCTTAGCATTCGCCGCTGCACTACGAGCGGAATTAGCTTGGTTAAGGTAGTTGATTTCATTAACCTTTTCATTCCAAATCGCATTATTTTTGTTGGTATCCCAAGTGTTCACATCTTGGTTGTATGCGTCATAGGAAGCACCCAACGATTGAAGCGGCGTGCCACTCATTGTTAAATTGCTAGACCCTGCTTCAGCTGCATTCTGACCTGCCACCAACCGCATCTTGTCATCCATGCGCTGCTTATCTTGAAGGTACTGGTCATTAATTTGATTTTGTTTAGCCGCACTGATACGAGCATTTTGCTCTGCCACTGCTGCTTGTTGATTATACATAGCAGCCTGTGCATTGGCTTGTTGCCGTGCGGACTGTATGCCCATGAGTGTCGATACACCAGTGAGTGCCATTGCTACTGGCATACACATACGCACTCCCCCTTTCAATAGATAATAAATAGTTTGTAATCTTTATCTTCCGTGTCATAAAAGACTGCACCAACCGACTGTAACCATCCCACGATTAGCTTATTCGCTCTGTGTGCGTAGTTAAACAATCGCCCATATTCTTTTACCCACTGTTGTAATATCTGCTTAGAGCCTTGAATAAAAGCCCTCTTTGCTGCAAAGTTATGTTCCAGTATGGTAGATCCCATGAACCATATACAGTGCATATCCATATATAGTGGTCGCTCAGATATGCCGAACACACCGAGCATCTCACCACTCTCTAGGTATACGCAGTAGTTTTTGTAGCCTGGTTGAGAGAAGGCGTCTTGCAGTTGGTTGTACCCATCCCACTTGCCTTTCTCTCTCAGTTCCAGTAAGTCCATATCCCTTAGATTGTGTGATAGCCATTCAATATCATTGTCATGTTTCGTAGGGTTATACGCCTCGATTAATGTTTTCATGTCTACCACCACCATAGCTAAGATTACGGATAATTGCTTTTAAGTTGAATGGATACGGCTCATTGTGTCTAATACATACATGACACTGTTCGTTGAACCCATTGCTTCCTTGAGGGAATGTAACATCGTAGTCACCAGTGTAATAGCCATCTTCATCCATAGTTTCTATGTCATCCATAGTTTCAAAGTTATGGCCACATTGACCGCCCTTAGAGTTAACCAATCGAAGTATTGCACCATTGAGCCGCATAAACCGCCCTTGAATCGTGCCGTCATTGAGTTGCATCTCAAAGGTCGGTTGTTCGATTCTGAACTCAAAATCAAGGCCCACAAGGATGTCTTTACCTGTTGTGGTTAACTCTACCATGCCACTACTAGGAACTACTTGCTTAGGGTGGACAACGCCATCCACCACAATGGTTACTTCTTTACCAATCAAGTGATTAGCACGAATACTAGATACATTTTCGTCATGGGATTCACGGACGAAGGAATCTAAGAAGAAATTGTCGCCCACCTTATAGGTAGTGAGTGCCTCTAGCTTTTCAATGTACCGCTTGGCAACACCGCCAATGGTTCTCTCTACCACAACATATAAGGCATCATTCTCATGCTCTGCCACAGCTTCACAATCGATAAACTTGCCATCTGTCATGTAGCGAGACCACCCATTCACTCGTTCTTCTGCAATGTATGTCATACACCGCAAGACGCCATCATCACCCACATAGCAGATAATGCTATCAGGGTTCTGTACATAAGTGGATTTCAGTAGCTTCACATCTCGTAATGTATCCTTAGCCAAGATGGATAGGTCATTGCCTGAATAGCCATCTCGTGTATAGTCATAAGCCATATCACGGACATTGTTACCCCTGTCAGTTACAAATACACACCGATTGCCAATGTATTCAGGTTGTGCTTGTGCAGCACCGAATTGGGTCTGAATCCGAGGGGATATATCATTAGGAGTTACTGTTTTGCCACCGCTGATAATCCACTCATTACCATCTGTCAGAATGATAAGGTCAGTCGCTGGTACTAAGTGTCTAACACTAAAGAGCTTACGATTGATGATGCTCAGGGTGATAGAACTATCATCAGTCAATGTTCCTGATGCCTTTTCAATGCCGAAGTTAGGATAGTCACCTGTACGGCTCATCCATATCTTGTTAGACCCCTTCTTAGTATTAGCGAATACTAGGCGGTCTTGGAAGAATACAGACATCTTAGGATAGCCATGAGACTTGCCGTATGATCCCCTGTTCCATAGATATGTCTCAGTGTCCTTAGCAGGCTTCAAGATATAATCTACTTCCGCTTCTCTAGGGGATAGCACCTTTTTGATGCGGACGATACCAAAGCCAGTGTGTGAATGTATCTTATATTCGAATGTATTATTACCACTCTCAATGTGGGTAACTACTCTACTAGTTGTATATGTATTGATAAATGTACCGCTATCCGTTACATTCGTATCATTCTTAGATTTATAGATTTTGTAATCAAGCCAAGTGTTGCCACCATCTTCCGATGTCTGAATCGTTACAGACCCAGTCCATGTTCCGTGTGTGGTAATCGACCAGGATACCTTGCCGTCTTCGACCTCATAATCCGCCACATCAATATGCCGTTCATAGGTCTGCCCTGATGCGGTAAAGCTCTGCATTGGGATTGTATGTAAGACTTTGAATTGGTCTCCCACCATTTCCTCAGTGAACATATCAACACTAGCAGTCAGTTTGTTGTTAGCTACCTTGAGCTTGCTACCTTTGTCTGTGTTGATGTCATCAAACGGCATAGGATTCAGTGCATACTCACGGATTGTCCATTGTGTATCTGTAATCCGTTGCAAAGCTTGCACAGGCTTTTCACCGCTACAAATGAACATGGTATCAGCCGATTGATTGAAGTGAAGGTTAGGAATGTCCGTCTCATCAAACACTGTCGCCACCTCAGTTAAGAGCTTACCCATTTGATATACACGGAAGTACTTAACACCGAACTCAAGAAGGAATGATACATTGCCTGATGCGGTGAATTCTTCTAGCCGAATTGGTTTATCATGATACTTTGCATCAGCTATATATCGAGATCCCTGTCTTTTACACACAGAGCCGAAGGGACGAATAACCGCATTTTGAGCCAATAGCAACGCCGATTTATATTGGTCAAGGTCAACACGGCTATTCACTTCATCAGAGATTTCTCCGCTAGTAAAGGCTGGTTGAATTGTAAATAAAGGTGTCAGTGCCATTAGTCGCCACCTCGTACAGATGCATACAGACTAGGATACTCGACTTGTGCCTTGCGTTCTTTTGCAGTCAAAGATTTGGCTTCTTCGAGTGCCGCCTGGTACATCTTGTAGTTCCTATCTGCAGTAGATTCATTGCCTAACAATGGTACTGCGAGATTGGACGCAAGCTTTCTCGCCAATGCTTCCAGGAACAAGCTATCGAAGATGTCACAGTCTGTTATGTCATACACATAGTCGATATATGCCAACTCCACATTAGAGGCAATTACCTTGGTATTGTTGTCCATGTTGAATACCTCAAACTCCTTTTGACGGAATGCATCAAAGGCGTTGTGGTTATCCAAGATGGCAAGCATTTTGAGGCACTTCTCAGGGTACAAGTAAATGTATTTATACCCATTGATTTCAGTGTTCACCAAAGCCAATGGTTCATGCTTCCTGGCAAAAGACCATTCATACTGTCTCAGCAATAGCTTTCGAGTGTTGTCATAATGCAATCTACACTGGCGAGCAGATTCGTTGTTAGCTTCAATTGATGCAATCATGCCTTGCCCTATATAGGAAAGTGCCAAGTTACAAATGTCTGTTTTAGTCATCTTGTCGCCTCACAAATAAAAATAAGGGGCAGTTTTCACCGCCCCTATTCTGTTATTCACTTACTGTAGGTTCTTCTACAGGAGCATCATTTACTTCCGCAGGAGCAGGTTCTTCTACTCCACCAATAGGTGCAAACAATGCTTCGAAGTATTTAGGATCATATTCTTTCTTTTGCTTATCCGTAATGGTTACAGTTTCGCCTTCTTTAACATAGCCACCTGCAAACCCATAGGAATCACATAATGCAATATATTCCATAATTACCCCCTAGCGAGAAATAGCAACATCCATTGCTACTGCTACTGTGCAAGTACCACTAGTAGCACCAGTGATTTTAGCTTGCAAATATTTCTTTACGCCAAATGGAATGCGAGCTGCGAACACAGACCCTGCTGCAGAGGCCAATGTGTATGTACCCAATGTTACAGGGGAAGCCATGTCAGCCGTATCAGAAGTAGTAAGTGTTACTGTTGCAGTAGCAGACAATGCTTTGGCTACATTACCTACGATGAAGCATTGTTCGTATGCATCACCACCAACGGACACTACATCGCCAGTCGTGCCTCTAGCCAAATCAGATTTATAAAAGAATGCATTCTCTTTATCCAAGATCATATTGTTTCTCCTTTTTAGTAATAACCCCACCCCCAAAAATTAAGGGAGTGGGTATAGTCTTACAATTAATTACTATCGAACTTGTGCTTCAGTGTTAATGAGAGCATCTACACGGCGTACAGGAATGCCGTCAAATTCGGTTGTAATCTTACCACCTTCGTTGCCTTCAGTGATTTGGTATTTGTGTGCGTTGTTCTTTTGTTTACGCAAGAAGGTACGAACTTGGCGGTTCATGTACCAGCAAGCACGGCCTGCGTTAAGGTTAGGGATAAGTTCTTCAGCAGTTGTCATCAAGTCGATGAGGTCAGCACCTGCGGAAGCATCCTTAGTCAATGCGTTCACATCGATGTTAGCGATACGAACTACATAACGCCAGTCACGAACTGTGAGACCCAAATCCCATTTGTAGTGAGTGCGGTAACCTTCATAGTTACCACCATTAGCATCTTGAATAGTTACTTGGCCTTTATCGTCATGTTTCAAGCCAGCAGTAGACCCTTTAGGGAAGATGCCGTGTACTGTGTTAGCACCCCATACAACGAGGTAGATAGATGTAAGGTTAGCAGTCCCTTTTGCATCCAACACATTCTTAGCCGTTTCTGCTTTCTTAGCATTCAATGTGTTGTAACGAGGTGCGAGGCCAACGAACTTTTCAGGGTCAACGGAAGTGTCGCCGTAGAACAAAGTCTTAGCCATTTCTTGGTTCATCGCTTCCAAGAATGCCATATCTTCAGACAAGCGGAAGGAAGAAGTGTTGCCGTTAAGGTCAGCCAATGCTTTATCCACTTCTGCATAAGCTTCCAGCATACCGCAAGTATCTGTGATTTGTGCAGTCTTGGATTTAGAAGGTTGTACCCCATAGTTAAGCAAACGCCATGTTGCTTGAGGCAAGCCAGTCCGTACAGTTGTCTTGTTGCCTGTAGGAAGGTTACCTTCTTTCATAACCATGTCTGTTAAAATTTCATTGTTTTCAGTCAACAACTCAGCGATAGTGCCAA